AAACATAAGAATGGAGCAACCATTTACTATTCAACTAATTTAACTATTTCTGATACTGTAGATTTATCCAAAGACGATAGAGAGTTACTTGTAGCTTTTGCAGACAGGATAAATTCCTACAATCTCCGAGTGTCAGATGAGCATGCCCAAGCGAATAATGGCGAAGGCGTGGATGCTATCGACCTTGCTGCTGTCGAAGCATAATGAGTGATATTCAAGTTTTCATACAAGATTTCTTGAGTAGAGCTACGAAGGGGGAGGCTGAAATGCCTCCTTCTTTAATTGATGAGTTCAAGGAAGCTTGCGGTCAAGCTTTAGAAAAACAATTTTCTAGAGAGCCGAGAGAGTTTCGCCTACGCTTATCTGGTATAGGTAAGCCCTTATGTCAACAACAGTGTGAGCAACTAGGTATTGAACAGTCATTTAGTTATAATGCTATAATGCGGTTTCTGTTAGGTGATTTAGTAGAAGCTGCTTTAATAGCTGTTATGAAAGCGTCTGGTGTTAATGTAGAAGCTGAACAAAAACCTACAGCAATAACTTTAGATGATACAGAAGTTACTGGAACACTAGATGTTATCATAGATAAGAAAGTATTTGATATTAAATCTGCTAGTCCTTATGCTTTCCAAAATAAATTTGGTGAGTTTGGTGGATATCAAAAAGTAAAAGACGATGATCCCTTTGGGTATGTTGTACAAGGTTTTTCCTACGCAGAAGGTGAGAACATGCCTTTTGGTGGATGGATAGTAGTAGATAAATCTTCTGGAGAAGTCACAGTATGTGAAGCTCCATCAACACAAGCACAAGAAAAGAAAGAAGCACTAGAAGCCGCTACTGTAAATGTTCGTAAATTAAAAAAAACGAAGAGAGTAGAGAAACAATTTAAAGCTACAGATGAAATAGAAAAGGGTGAACCTACTGGTAATAAACTTTTACCTAAGGAATGTGGTTTTTGTGGATTTAGGCATCACTGTTGGAAGAACGCTAAGTATTTGCCTAAACATACATCCAGAGCAAAGAACCCACCTTATGTGTGGTATACTAAGGTAGTAAAAAATGCCCATACTTAAAATGCATAATCTTACTATGGCAGACTTTAAAGAAAACAAAAATGTTTTTTATGTTTATCCTGATAACTATTCTATGATAGGCGGAGACAGTATTGTAAAAGAACTACGACATAGCGATTATACTGTTCCTGTATATACTAAGCTGTCAAAGACTCAGCCATTTATATATGAAAGAGGTATGGCTATGTTAGATGAAGCTATGGAAAAGATAAAGTATCTACTAGGTAACAAAGCTATTATGTTTGTTTTAATGAATAGATTTTACGATGCCATAGATTATGATAATGCAGAAGAATACCAAAGATCAATAATAGATGAATTACATTTGTTATTAGAAAGAGAAAAACCAAAAGATGTCAGGATATAGATTACCATACAGATCAAAGTTTGAGGTAAGAGTAGCCGCAGACTTAGGCAAACGCAAGATAGACTTTCAATATGAGAAAGTAAGTTTTGATTATGTTCCTAAGATAAGAAACTATACTCCAGATTTCTACCTACCAAAATCTAAAATATACATAGAGACAAAAGGAAGACTAACAACAAATGATAGAGTTAAACATCTTCTTATAAAAGAACAATACCCTGATCTTGATATAAGATTTGTTTTTGTTAATGCTAATAATAAGATTTCAAGAACATCTAAAACTACATACGCAAATTGGTGCGATAGGCATAAATTTTTATGGGCTGAAAGCTTAGTACCTATGGAGTGGTTAAATGAGTAAAGATGATTTTTACAAGATAGAGTTTGCAAGAAATGAAAAAGTAGATAAATTTTTAAAGGAGCTTGATTTGAAAGAAGGTAATATGTATATAGTATTAAAGCCTGAAGACGAAGGTTTTGAAATAGTAGGTGCAGATTTGTTACCTGCCGATCTAGACACATACACAGGAACACAGATGTATATTCTGTTTGCTGGTCTTATGCACATGGCTACATCAGAACAGTTGACTGTTATGGAAAAAGGCAATAAGATGATAATGGATGAATTAGAAAGAAAACGAGAAAGAGAGATAGAGGAGAGGGGAGATAATGTCGTTGCGTTCAAGCCCAATAAAAAAGACATCAATTAAATATAAATATGATGAACAGAATATATTGAATGGTGTATATGCCTACATACAAGATACATACAAAGAACACTATTCAAAAAACAATTATCAGGCAACAGAGTTTATTATAGATGCTGGTCATGGCACTGGTTTCTGTATAGGAAATATTATGAAGTATGCACAAAGATATGGAAAGAAAGGTGCAAAAAAAGATCGGAGAAAGGACTTGTTAAAAATAATTCACTATGCTATAATAGCATTATTTATAGAAGATAAGGAGGTCTAATGGCAACCGAAAAGAAAAGAGCTCATGATGAAGACGGCAAATTTAAAGCAGATGATCCTGCTACGCCAGATGTCAATGAGGCATACCAACCTGTAAAGTTTTATCTTATGCAGGAAAATCTAGCAAACACTATCTTACAAAAACTAGCAGGACTACCATATGCTGAAGTTAGTGATATGTTAACAGCTTTCAGAGCTATGGGGCATGTTATGGTCGATCCCACAACTAATAAAGTGATAGGCAATACAAATGAACCAGCCGAAGAAAAAGCCGACTAGAGCACTTCTAGCTCAATTTACTGTTGAGCTTTCGCAAGATGGGAAAGTGTACCTTGAAAATAAGTCAGTTAATCCTGAGATTTTTAGAAAGACGATGGATGAATGGAATCAAGATTATGAAGGTACACTGTCCTTGACCAACCTTCTACGAGAATTTAAGCGAGAGTTTGAAGAATTAGTAGAAAAATCATACAAATTTATGTAAAACCCTGTCTAAAGGGAATAGAAGCTCATACAACAAAATTGTCTATTTTTGATACTAAAGCACCTGAAACATGCTAAAAGGCTCTGTATGAGCATTTAAACGATTAATTTTTTTCAGAACACTTGTAAAAAACACAAAAGCATCACTAAACCAGATGCTAGATGTAAAATTATGCTTTCCACTGATAATTCTCCTATGTTACTAATTGTAGTATACACAGGAAAACAACCTTTGTCCAATCAATAGTTTAAATGTTAAGTATTTATGTTGTGAATTATTGAGCTAGGGGATTATCGTTGTTACCTAGCTTATCCATTCTACCTTCAAGCCTGTCTAATCTTTTTTCAATGCCATCGACTTTAGTTTCTAATGGTGCAATATCTACAGTCTTAAATTTTCTTTTTTCAATATTATCAAGACGTAAATTAAATTGACCCCATGTGTAAAAACCTCCGCCTATTGCAGTGATCACACCTATTATAGTGATGTACTGTTGAAGTTTAGGTAATAAGTTTTTCATATTGTCCTCCTATTTTTTGCCTAAATACAAACCAAACCAAGCAGCCCCTGCACCTACGATTACAGATACAAATGCTGATTGTGAATTGGTTGGATCAGGTAATGTCATAAACCAGTCGCATGTCTTGTAAAACATAACACCATATAAAGTGATAAGTATTCTTGGAAAGATTCTCCACTTGTCAAAACCTTCAGGGTTGTTATACCAAGATCGTCTTTCTACTTCTACGACTTTAATTTCTTCTTCTGCCATATTATCCTCCAAATAAATCTTCTGACTGTTCAGATACCATACCTGATAGTGTGTTTATATTATTGCCTATCATAATTCCATACCCAACATAATTGTCATCGATAGTAACATCTGTATAGATAGCTCTAGGCTCATACCATTCTGTAGGCTGTGGTATGCTCATATCTTGGTAGGTATCAAAACCTGGCAAATAATTCATGTAGGCAAGTAAGTTTGCTTGTCCTTGTGTATCATATCTACCAGACTCTTGTTCTTGTTGTTGTGATTGTTCTTGCTGTGCTCTTATGTTACTAGCTACTATCTGTTCTGCTATCTGGTCAGCTTCAGATGCTGTTACCATAGTGCTAGTCATACTTTCTATCTGATTTTCCATAGTGGTTACTTGGACCTCAGCCATCATCATAGAAGGTGTATTGCCTACTGCAGGCATAGGTATAAGATTAATAGATTGTAAGACAGTGTTGGTTTGTGCTTGAGATGAAGCTATCTGATCTGAAATACTAGGTGAGCTAGTTATAGACATAGGAGATGATCCCCCTGATGTATTGCTAGATACGGAAACTGTAGTGCTAGTTTGAGAAGTGCCACCAGTTATGTTGGGGTTTATTCTTTCGAGTAGGGAATTAGTAGATGCTACGATTGATCTAATTCTGTTTCGTTTTTCTTTTTTACTATCTTTCTTTTCTTCATCTATATTTTCTAACAACTCTAGTTCTTGTTCTATAAAATCATCTTCAGTAAATTCTTCTTCGTCTACTTGGTCAGGTGTTATTTCTTCTACAGCTTCATCTAGTGCTTGTTCTTCTTCTTCTATAGCTTCTTCTTCATTAAAATGTTCTTCTACTACTTCAGCAAATTCTTCTTCTGTAAGTTCTTCTTCTACAAACATAAGAAAGTCTTCTTCTGTATTTATCGCATGTATTTCAAATATATCTATGACTTCAGTGTCTGTTATGTCTTCAAGAGGTATAAAACTTATCTCTTCTAAATCAGGCGTAAAAGAATCTTCAGTAAATTCAAAATGCGTATCTATAAAAATAGGTTCCTCTAAATCATATTCCTCAACAAAAAGTATATCACTACTGATAGTAATAACATCGTGGCTATCACCATGCTCGTTCCAATCGTCAGCAAACGTAAAAAAAGTTGTTTCTCCGTATAGGTATTCATCTTCTTCATCAAATCCATAAAAATCCTCCTCATCATCATAACCAAATAATACAGAGTCTGTAAGTCCTGTACCATATAAATAGTCATCATCTTCAAAATTATTTGTTAAGTCATACACATCACATAGTTCACTAAAGTCTGCATCTACTAGACATTCAGAAGAAAGGTTGCTAAATGACTCATCTATAACTTCTGCTGTAGTTAAACTAAAATCATCAGTGACAACATATGTGGTGCTATTATTGTCTTCATATCTCAAATACGTCACAGCTTCATTATTACCTTGCAAGCCTATAGTTATGTCGTGATTCTGTATGCGTAGTTCATCATACCTAAAAGAAATTTCATTAGTCGTTTCGTAAAGTATAGCTTGGAAAGTGCTTTTTAAGCCATTACTATACTCAGAAACATTATCCCACATAATAACAAAGTATTGATCTGTATCAGCAGTTTGTCCAAATGTTTGTATGTAGGGAGATTTATTACCAGATGATCTTCTAATATAATCAGACCAAGCAGGGAATACAGAATAGTTAAATGAAGTGGCAGGAAGCGTTTCGGATAAGTAATTCCTACTTCTAGGTACAGAAAAATTTGACTGGAACGTAAAGAATCCGTTCATCGATATGTTTACTTGAGAGAAGGTCTGATCATAGAAGGTAAAATCAAAACCGATATTTTTCATCCCAGACATTTGATCATCGCCTAAGCTTAATCCAGTACCTGTAGAAGTTATATCTATGAGGGGGTCAGTGCCTACAGTGAAGGTGGGTGCACTAGCGTAGGCAAAACTACTAAGTAGGATTAATGATATTAGGGTTTTAAGCATATCTTTTGTGTTGGGTATCTCTTACAAAAGTCTTTTTTCTTGTAAGCTCTAAATTCATACCCTTTCATATCTGCTTTTATAAGATGCCAGTCAGGT